GTCATGCATCGGAGGGTCAGACAATGATCTTCAGAAAGAAAGTGGAGAGGGGAGAACTGACAGAGACAGAGGCTCAATCTATGATGAATGGGGTAACTTTAAGACCACCGAGGATGGAAGAGTGGAAGTTTCCGACTCCGAATTCTGGTCAAGTGAAACATTCGTACAATGGCAACAATCAGTATTACGAAAAGCGATTGAAAGATGGGAGACAGATCGACCTCACAATGAAGATGTATCAAACAGAGGGAGATGCGAGACTCAATTGCGATTGGACAGAGTGGCTAATGGGGTATCCTATTGGATGGACGAGCCTAGAGGAGTCCCAAGAATCACAACCGAACAACAAAACAGACCTCAAAGACTAAAGATGCTAGGAAATGCAATTGTTCCCCAACATGCCTATCACATCGGACTAGCAATAAAGGAGGATATCAAGAATGCCTAGAAATCAATACAATTTTACTTCTAGAAATGTGCATAGATTAAGAGCTTTGTATGAAAGACATTGTGTTTTGTTAGACATACCTAAAGATAGATTAGATCGAGCAGAATATAATGGTGTTCTGCTTGGCATTGATCTTGTCTTAGAATTAAGTAAAAGCATAAAAGATTTTGAAGACGATATAAGAAGATTAGAGGGACTTTCTGAAACGGACAAGGTTGTTATACCAAAAGGTCCCAAAGAGAAGTCAAGAAGACAAAAAGAATAATCCATGCTAACATTTAATGTGAAAGGAAGAACAATGGACAATGGTCAAGAAACAACATACCTAGAACCACCACCTATGATCCAGGAAAATCAAATGGAGTGGGACATGGCAGTTGAAAAAGTCGCAAGAGTTATTAATGACACTTGTAATGACTATGATAAAAAAGGACATCCATATTATTCTAAATATTTAAGAGAAGCATTTCAGAGAATAATTAAGGGATAATTATGTTCAAAGCAATTATAGTTGTTTGCTCCATTTATGCGACACCAAATTGCATAGAAATACATGACATAATTAGACCCAATGGATACACAACCAAGACAAGATGTGAGGCTAGGTTGTCTCAGATGATAGAGATGCTTATGCCAACCTTAATTTTTCCTCATAGCTTGACGATGAGTTGTGCAAAAGATAAAAGAGTACAGACATAAACTTTAACAATAGAGGGAGTAATGAACAAAGAAGAATGGCAAGAGAAATATGGTAGTGAGTGGCAAGACGCAAAAGTAAAAGAGCATTGCGCTGCAAGATGTCCTCGATGCCAAGGAGTTTTAAAAACAGTAGAAATACATGGACATACTCAATGTGTAATCTGCAAGGCAGTTGTTGATGAATGTTGTCAAGGTCAACAAAGATGAGTGATAACATTATAAATTTTGAAAAGATTCTCAAGACAAAACATCCCGTAAAGAAAGTCTGTGACATAGCATCAAAAGAATTTAGAGAGGTTATGCTCATTGGAGAAGATAAAAATGGAGAGTTGAGAATGATTACAACATTAGATCACTATGCCGACATGTTGTATATGATGGAGATAATTAAAATGGGAATAATAACAAAGGGAGCAGAAGGACATGAAGAAGAGTAAATCAGAAATTTATTTGGAGGCGAGTTTAGATTCTGTATCATCTTACATTAGGGGGGAACTTAACTTGGAAGAGGCAGTAGAAAGACTTGAACAACTCGGACACAACAAAAAAAGTGCGATTAAAGTTCTCAAAGACACTCATAGAAATAACGTCTTCAGTTTTCAAACAAAATCCAGACTTGGCGATAGTACAAGCGAGGAGGATGTGGGAGATGAGCAAACCGATTGAAACTATCAGTTTTATGTGTGGGATAGAAATACCTACCTTAAAAATGTTAGCAGTTGGTTTGGAGTGGAAAAGAGTTAAGAGAGAATGGTGGGAAGTACAATGGTTTGGACCTTATCTAACGGCAGAAGAAATGAATCAATGTCAAGAGGATTGGAGTTCTCAAAACTACAAAGTCGCACCAGACGAAAATGAGGGGAGATATAAAAATAAATACACAATTAAAAATTCGGCTGCGTCAACTTTATCTTGGATAGATGATACTTATACATGAGCAAAAGTCAGAAAAGAAACATAAGTCAGACAGAGCATAAAAGAATCAAACGAAAAATTTTTAACGAAAAAAAAGTTAGAATAGGTTGTCAGTTTGTTCTTATAAACTTGTTGGGTAAAAAAATTCGATGTGGATACAACGAAGATGCAAGTCTATTAGATTGGCATCATCCCTCTCCAGATCAAAAGTATTTGCATACCAATGGTAAAAGATTATCTGTTGCAGAAATGATATCGAGAGGGTTAACTAAAGATTTAATAGAGACAGAAACAAATAAATGCATTGTGTTATGTAGAAAACATCATGCAGAAGTTGAGATGAAAAAGGGAGGAAAATAAAATGGAATTTAAATATAAAACAATGCCATATCAACATCAAAAAGATGCATTGATGCACAGTTTTAATAAACACAACTATGCATACTTTATGGAGATGGGGTGTGGTAAATCTAAAGTTCTGCTCGATAATATGGCATGGCTAAGACTACAAAAGAAAATTGATTCTGCAATTATCGTTGCACCAAAAGGGGTGTATCGAAATTGGGAGTTAACAGAGATTCCAAAACATTTTTTAGATGAAGTAGAGCATGAAGTATTTACCTGGAGAGCTAATCCAAACAAAACTCAAAGAGATGATTTAGTTCGAGCAACAAAAGATAGATCAAAGTTTAGAATACTTTTAATTAATGTTGAAGGATTCGCTACACCAAAAGTAAAAAAATATACTGAAGCTTTTATTAAAGACTCAAACTTTTTATTAGCAGTAGATGAATCAACGACAATAAAAAATCATCAAGCTAAAAGAACAAAGGCATTAATTAATCTTGGGAAACAAGCAAGTTATAAAAGAATACTGACGGGTTCTCCCGTTACAAGATCACCAATGGATTTGTTTTCTCAATGTTTATTTATGAGTCAAGACTTGTTAGGGTTTGATTCTTATTGGTCTTTTCAAGGTCGATATGCCGTCACTAGAAGACAGAAGATGGGCGCTCACTCTTTTAACCAGGTTATTGGTTATCGAAACTTGGATGAACTTGCACAAAGATTAAAAACATTTTCGTTTAGAGTTACAAAAGAAAATGTATTGAAAGATGTACCACCAAAAATTTATACAACTAGACATGTTAACTTATCGACAGAACAGTTAAGTCATTATCAATCAATGAAGAAACATGCATTGACAGTGGTCAATGATGAGTTGGTAAGTGCAACTGAAGTCATGACACAATTAATTAAGCTGCAACAGTTACTTTGTGGATTTATTGTGACGAATGATGGAAAAACAATAGAGGTAAAGAACAACAGAATAAACTGCATGTTGGATGCTATCGAAGAGATGAGTGGCAAAGTTATTATTTGGGCAAGGTTTAGGCACGACATTGTTGCCATAACAAATGCTCTTAGAAAAAAATATGGTCATGCATCTACTGTAAATTATTATGGAGATACATCTGAGAAAGACAGACAAAATGCAATTTTAGGAATTGAGAACGATCCAAGTGTAAGATTTTTTGTAGCCAATCCTCAAACGGGAGGCAGAGGTTTAACCTTGGTCAAGGCGACAAATGTAATCTATTATTCTAATGATTTTGATTTAGAAAAACGGATTCAATCTGAAGATCGTAATCATAGATCGGGTCAAACTAATCAAGTTGTCTATGTTGATTTGATAGCAAAAGGCACGATTGACGAGTATATTGTGAAGGTTTTACACAATAAAATTGTCTTGGCGGGCAAGGCGCTAAACGAAGAAGCGAAGAAATGGTTACAAATTTCTCCAAAAAAAGACGATTAATTGCTGAAAATTATAACAAAATACTATATATGATAAGTGAGAACAATAAACCACAAGGAGTAACAATGAGAAAATATAGAACAGTGGCTATCCCAATAGATGTTTTTGAAGAACTCAAACAGATAGCAAACCAAGAGGGAAGATCTTATGCAAGACAGATTTCTTGGATGATTAAAAATTATTTTTCAAAAAACATTGACAAGTAATTACTATTTATTATATCTTATTTATATCATAAATTTCTCCAAAAATTATGATAATTTTAAGTGTCCTCGGTAGGTTTCTCCAAATTTTCCCTACCGAGGTTTTAAAAGCCGAAGGGCATAACTTTAACAAAGGAGGTTCAATTATGAACGAGTTATTTGAAACGATGGCTGCCGATGCGAGTGCGTTTGATAATGTTAACGCAAAAAAAGGGAGTGAATTATCCTCTCTAATTCGTAATAGTCAACAACTTTCAAATCAAATCAAAGAAGCCGAACAACACCTTAAAGATCTTAAGGCTATGAGGCATAAGGTAGATACAGAATCTATTCCTGCTATGATGCAAGAAATGGGTATGGACTCTATTACTGTGGATGGTAATAAAGTTCAGTTGAAACCTTTTGTCCATGCAAGTATTCCTTCAGATCGAAAAGGAGAGGCATTTGATTGGTTAAGATCAATAGGAGAAAGCGACATTATTAAGAACGATGTCGTTGTTAGTTTTAGCATGGGAGAAGATAATCTTGCTAAATCTATCGTTGCCGATCTCGAAGAGAAAGGCGTTAATCCAAGTTCAAAGACACATATACATCCAATGACTTTGAAATCTTGGTTATCAGATCGTATCAAAGATGGAAAAGATGTAGATCTTGAAATGTTTGGTGCATATGTTGGTACAACTGCTACATTTAGAAAGGTATAATTATGACAACACAAGTAGTAGAAAAAAAGAAAGCAGGTCTTCCTGCAAATTTGATAAGTGAAATGGCAACCGATTCTGGCTTGGGACTATCTAACGTAACGGCAGATGATATGCAGATTCCTTTTTTAAGGATTCTACAAGCATTGTCTCCACAGTTAGTTAAAACTAATTCGGATTATATTAAAGGTGCAGAACAAGGAGATATCTTCAATACTGTTACCCATCAAGTATGGAAAGCAGATGAAGGTATTGTTGTTGTACCATGCTATTTTGAGCAAAAATTACTTGAGTTCGTACCAAGATCTCAAGGAGGTGGTTTTGTACAAGAGTTACCAAAGAATCATCCAGATGTTTTAAATGTTCAAAGAGACAAAGAAACAAATATGGATATCTTACCAAGTGGTAATGAACTTGTAAGAACGGGACAACATTATGTCAAAATTCTTAATGAAGAACTAGGCTTATTAGAACCTGCTATCATCGACATGAAGAAAACTCAAATTAGAAGATCAAAGATTTGGGTTACACAGATGTCAATGCAAACGATTAAATTGCAAGATGGTACATCAAAACCTGCTCCTATGTTTGCCAATAAATGGAAACTTAAAACAGTAGCCGATGGCAATGACAAAGGATCTTGGTATTCCTGGCAAATAGAAAAAGTTGGGATGGTAGACTCTATGGAAATGTACAATGAGTGCAAAGAGTTCCATAACAGTGTTGCATCTGGAGAGGTCAAAGCAACGGCAGTAGCCGATGAAATTGATCAAGCTCCTTCAGTTAATGCAGACGAAGTGCCATTCTAACTTCATAAAGAGTTTCGGGTGGGGGTTCCTCCATTTTCATTTTACCTCCACCTGAAAGCCATTTGCGAGGATTAATTAATGGACAATGGTCAAAGGTTTATGGATGCTTTTGAAGGATTCTCAGAGGCACACGGAGAGACAAAGATTTCCCAGGAAAGAAGACAAGGGAAACAAGCGGCAAATTCATATATAAAAAGAACTCCTTTAACATTAGAACTTATCAATGGTCATCTACAAGGTGGACTTGGTGTTGGTGCTATCCCGATTAACGAGGAGAACATGTGTAAGTTTGGTGCGTTGGATATCGACACATATCCTATTGACCATGTTTCATTAGATAAAAAACTAAGAAAATTAAAAATACCCTGCATTGTTTGTAGAAGTAAAAGTGGTGGAGCACATATCTTTTTCTTTCTTTCAGATTGGATGAATGCAGGTGAATTTAGAGATAAAGCATCAGAGATTGCATCAGTTATTGGGTTTGGTAACTGTGAAATATTTCCAAAACAAGAGCAGATACTAGTAGAGCGAGGAGATGTAGGTAACTTTATAAACCTACCTTATCACAACAAAGATCAAACCATGAGGTATGCCTTCAAAGAAGATGGAGAGGTTGCCACATTCGAAGAATTTTTAGATTTAATAGACAAAAGAAAAGTCAAACCAAATACATTTTTTAAATTACAAGTAGGAACAAAAAAGACAGAGCCATATCCCGAAGGTCCACCTTGTTTAAATGTCATGGCATTAAACGGCATTGGAGAGGGCGCAAGGAACATGTCTTTGTTTAATTATGGATCTATGTTTAAGAAAATGGATCCCGATAATTGGAAGGCGCTGCTTGAAAAATTTAACATTGATTATTGTACGAGTCCCGTATCGGCACAAGAAATTGTTCAGATACAAGGTCAGTTAGAAAAGAAAGAATATTTTTATACATGTAATCAAGAACCAATCAAATCACATTGCAATAAATCTTTATGTAAAAGAAGAAAATATGGTATTGGTGCAAATGTAGATGCAGTAGAGATAACGGGTATATCGATTGTTAAATCAGAGCCAAGAGTATTTTTTGCAGACTTAGATGGCAGACGATTAGAGTTAACAAGTTTTGATTTACAATCACAATCAAAGTTTCAGATTGCATGTTTAGAACAACAAAATTTTATGCCACCAAAGATAAAAGAAGGCGATTGGCAGATTCTAATTAATGGGTTATTAGCAGAGGCGAATGAAATAGAAGTGCCAGAAGAACTTACATACAAAGGACATTTTAATCAACTACTTGAATCTTTTTGTTATGGCAGAGTACAAGCACAATCGGCAGAAGAATTATTGATTGGTAAACCATGGATCATGGATGGATTTGTACACTTTAAAATAGATTCTTTTATAGAATTTTTAAGACAAAAAGGATTTACACATTATTCAAAAGGTCAAATACAAGAAAGAATAAAAGAAATAAATAATGGAGAAAAATGTAATAGTGTAAAAGCATTTAAAACGACAGATGGTAAATGGAAGTCGGTTCGTGTTTGGTGGGTTCCAGAAGTAAAAGAAGAAGTTGAAATACCAAACGTAGTGTTTGAAGAGGAGCCTCCGTTTTGATAGAAGTTATCGTATCTTTTTGTATCGTTTTAGTAGAAGAGGCAAGACACAAGGGTGGAGAGTCTATTTGTAACTTTTATAATCCTGGTATTGTGTTTGAAAATAGAAAGCAATGCATTAATGAAAAAAAATTAATAGAAGATTATGTTGTAGAGGAGTTCTGGAAGATACGTCCAGAGGCAGTAAGAATATTTGCGAAAGGAGTATGCACACATGGTAAACGCACAGGAAGAAATAAAGGCAGAGACAGAGAATGAAATTGCCATATTCGGGCCACCAGGCACGGGTAAAACAACAAGACTTTTAGATATCATGGAAAAAGCTATTGCCGATGGTATCATGCCAGAGAGAATAGCTTTTTTATCTTTTACAAGAAAAGCGGCAGAAGAGGCTATAAATAGAGCTTGTTTAAGATTTAACTTAGATCCAAAAAGATTTCCTCACTTTAGAACATTACACTCTCTTGCTTTTCGTTGGGTAGGCATGAAGTCAGAAGATGTAGTTAAACCAGCAGATATGCATTTAATAGGCAAAAAGCTAGGCATAGCTTTTCAAAAAGAAAGTAACTTAAACATAGAAGAAGGAGATTTGTACACACCTGGATCAAGCGATGGAGACAGATACTTTCATATATATAATATGTCTAGAATAAAAGGAACTGAACTCATGGATGAGTTTGATGCATTTGATGATAAAACTTTGCATAGATCATACATGTCAGTTTTTAAAAAAGCATACGAATCTTTTAAAATTAGTAAAGCTAAAATAGATTTTACAGACATGCTTTTAGAGTTTTTAAAACAAGGCACTGGACCAGATTTAGATTTATTAATTGTAGATGAGGCACAAGATTTAGTTCCAATACAATGGAGAATGGTCAAGGAATGTTTGCTACCTAACACTAAAAAAGCATATTATGCTGGGGACGATGATCAATGTATCTTTGATTGGGCAGGCGCAACTGTGAATAATTTTTTAGATTCTGCAAAGAAAACTATAGTTCTTGACAAATCATACAGAGTTCCTTCAGAGATACATAATTTTGCAGAGTCAATAATTAAAAAAGTTGGGATAAGAAAAAACAAACGATGGAAACCTAGAAGTGAGTCTGGAATAGTATCCTATTACTTTAATCTTATGGATATTAATTTTAACGAGGGCGAATGGTATATTCTCGCAAGAACAAACAAAATACTTTCCGAAGTGTCTACTAAATTACGAAACGAAGGTTACATGTTTTGGATAGAAGGCACGGGTTGGTCTGTTTCTGAAGGCATAATAAGAAGTATAGAGGGGTGGATAAAGATATGCAAAGGTCAAAGCTTAACAGTAAGAGAATGGGTAGACTTTTCAAAGAAAACAAAAAAAGGATACATTGCGTATGGTGGAAAAAGGAAGATAGAACAATTAGATCCAGGGAATACATACACTTTGGACGATTTGTTAAAGAGCGAACTAGGTTCGGTATTGAACTTAGATACAAAAAAAGAATGGTATGAGGTCTTGAATGTTACAGATAGTCAAAGAATATATATTACATCGGCAAGAAGAAGAGGAGAGTTTATATTAACAAGGAAACCTAGAATAAGACTATCGACTATACATAAATCAAAAGGTGGAGAGGCAGACAATGTTGCATTAATTCTTGACTGCCCTAAAATAATAAAGGAAAAAGGAAACGAAGATAGTGAACATAGGATCTTCTATGTTGGTGCAACTCGTGCTCGTAAAACTCTTCACATCGTTGAACCTAAAGATAAGAATGGATATGAATTATGAAAAAAGACAGAGACTATTTTTTAGCAGAAGCTCAAAAATTAATTAAAGGTCCCAGAGCAAAAGATTATGGGCCAGTAAAAAAGAATCATCAGAGGATAGCAGATATATGGACTATTCTTTTAGATAAGAAATTAAAAGAGCCAATTACACCAGAGGAAGTTGTAGCTTGTATGGTGGGTGTTAAAACTGCTAGACTAGCAGAGGACATAAACAAAGATGATTCTTGGATAGATATTATAGGATACGCTGCACTAGGAGGCGAAATAATTAATGACAAGTGAACAATATCATTTAAATGGATTTAGTGTTATTGATCAAGACATAAAAGATTTATCTTGGGGTAATATAGATTTTGATTGGTCTCCTCCAAGTGACTTTCCAGATTTAACTAAAGCATCTAGAATATCTGTGGACTTAGAAACTAGAGACCCTAATCTTATAAAGTTAGGACCTGGATGGTGTAGAAAAGATGGATACATAATTGGTATAGCAGTTGCTGCAGGCGATTTTCAAGGTTATTATCCGATACGACATGCTCAAGGTAATATAGATTCAAAGTTGGTGTTGAATTGGTTTAAAAAACAAATGGATACACCACACATACCAAAAATATTTCATAACTCTATGTATGACGTTGGATGGTTAAGGGCAGAGGGAATAGAAGTCAAAGGTCCCATATTAGATACAATGATTATGGCTCCACTGATTGATGAAAATAGAAGGTTCTATAATTTAAATAGTCTCGCTATTGATTATTTAAAAGAGTTTAAAAACGAAAAAACTTTGAGACATGCTGCAAGTGAGTTCGGTGTAGATCCAAAATCAGAGATGTATAAATTACCTGCTAAATATGTAGGTGCATATGCAGAACAAGATGCTGCCGTTACCTTGAAATTATACGATCACTTTGTAACTCTTTTAGATAAAGAAGAATGTACAAGTATATTTGAATTAGAAACATCTTTACTGCCCGTTATCCTAGATATGAAAACAAAAGGGGTACGAGTTGATTTGGATCAAGCAGAAAAAACTAGAAAACAAATGGCACTCCAAGAAAAGAAGTTACTTGATGAGATAGTCAAAGAGACTGGTGTTGCGGTTGAACCTTGGGTCAGCACATCTATAGCACAAGTCTTTGATTTTTTTGGACTTGAGTATTCTCGCACAAAAAAGAGCAGGTCTCCCTCTTTCACAAAACAATTTCTCTCTCATCATCCTCATCCAATAGCAAAAAAGATTGTTAAAATAAGAGAACTTAACAAAGCGAATACTACGTTTGTTGAAACAATTCTTAATCATGCTCATAATGGTCGTATACATTGTGACTTTCATCCTCTTCGTACTGACGATGGTGGAACTGTAACTGGTCGTTTTAGTTCTAGTAATCCTAATCTACAACAAATACCATCTAGAGATTTAGAAATTAAAAAAGCCATCAGAGGACTGTTTATTCCAGAGGATGGATGTAAATGGGGGTCATTTGACTATGCATCACAAGAGCCAAGATGGTTGGCACATTATTGTGCTAAACCAATGGATGGATATGTACATCCTTTAATCGAGGAAGTGGTAACCATGTATAAGGAAGGAAAAGCAGACTTTCATCAAATGGTTGCAGATATGGCAAGTATAAGTAGAAAAGAGGCTAAAACTGTGAACCTTGGAATTATGTATGGCATGGGTCGTAAAAAATTAGCAGACACTTTAGCTATAACAGAGGAAGAGGCGAAGGAATTATTAGAAACATATAATAAAGAAGTTCCATTTGTAAAAGACTTGGCAACAAGAGTTTCAAATTATGCATCTAACCATGGAATTATAAGAACTCAATTAGGAAGAAAATGTCGTTTTGAATTATACGAACCAAGAGGGTTTACTGCCAAAAGACCTTTGCCACTGAAAGATGCAGTGAAAGAATATCAGAATGTTCAAAGAGCATATACATACAAGGCGCTCAATAGATTGATTCAAGGGTCAAGTGCAGACCAAACTAAAAAGGCAATGGTCGATTGTTATGCAGCAGGTTTATGCCCGATGTTAACAGTTCACGATGAACTCTGTTTTAATATCGAAAATGAAGAGCAAGTGAACAAAATAAAAGAGATAATGACCACTTGTGTCCCCGAAGTAAGAATACCTTTTGAAGTTGACGCTGAACTAGGAGATAATTGGGGTCAAATTAGCTAAAAAGCTTGAAAACGATCAAAGATAGCCGTACAATAGAAGTGCATAACGTAACGTAAGATCACACACGGAGGTATCGTTTCACCTCTGTGTGGCGATCTGAGAGCCTCGTTTTTTCAAAGATTCCATAATTTTGGTACGTTTTTCGTGTGTTAGCGTTGACCAAGTAGATATTTCACTTAATGTTCTAAAACAACCAATGCAACTATAGTTTTCTATCTTACATACGTTTCGGCACGGGCTTACAATACGCTGTGATTTTTTTTGAAGGCTCATCTTCTTGTGGAATCCTTGGTTGATCTGTTAGTTTTTGTGCAAAGTACAGACATCTGTCTATGCTTTTAAATCGTTGTGTTTGATTTACAATTTTTGAATCTATCATAAACACTAACAGAAATTCAATCATTTATCCTTTTTCACCTACACTTTTCCAGTCGTCACCAAAACTTAAGACACATACAGTATTATAACTAGGATGATATTCCATAACTGTATATGTTTTAGTTTTAAAGTTAACAAACAATTGAATAGGGATATGAACAGGTATTGTGGATAAACCATCTTTTCCGTATACTTTAGTGGTTTGAATTCCTGTGAACAGAGGTACTTCTCCTTTATCTTTTACAACTTTAAGAGCTATGTCTTTTTGTTCACACATTACTGGTTTGTCATTCCAAGAGCCAGAAAAGGCAGAAGTAGTTATAAAAAACAAAAAAAAGAGTATAAAGTTACTTCTCATCTTTTGCTTTCCAAAAATATTCATCTGTATCTCCGAGTCTAAACTTTTGTCCGTTCTCTACTTGATATATTTCTGTACTAACTTTGAAGTCTGGTTGTATAGGTTGATCTGGTGTAAGTGAATTATCATACACTCTCATTCTGTTGTTTGGATATAAACAAAACTGTCCGTTTTCTAATTCTATAATATTATGTGATTTATGTTCTGCTGGTTTTTCACTGGTTGAATAATCAATAACATCTGGATCTGCATGATAGTTATCTAATGTTGCCACATATTGACCCGTCAATGTTCCGTGGTCTCTGGTATAGACTTCAAAGTCCATGGACGCTATAAAGTTCTTAGTAATAGCAACCACGCCATAATCCATGCAATTCCAAAACTGGAGATTGTAAAGATCCATATCTGGATTCGGGACAACTGGGTTAGAAACGAATGCACTAATAGGTAACTTATCATACAAAGCACCATAATCGGGAAGGTAAGTTTCGAAATAAAACGCTCTCCCAGGTATAGACTTGGCTGTAATCCAAATACCTTTAACAAATTCTCCATGACCATCCTCATGATCTCTTAAATATTCTTTTCTGACCCATACATCTATCGATGGTAAATTTACAATTGACGTTGACATTATGACTTAGGATTCTTTTTTTTAGCTTTCTTTGTTCGTGCATAGGATCTGTTCTTCGATGCTGATACAACTTTTAATTTACTGTGTTTCTTCAGCGCATTACCACCAACATGATGCACATCTTTGCCATCGCCTTTTTTAACGAGACCTTTCTTCATCATTTTTCTACGAGCGTAGTTACGATTAACCCTTTTTTTTCTACGAGACTTGGGTTCTATTTCATACTCTCTTTGGTAGTTACGTTTGTATGCCATTAATGCAACATTTCTTTTGGTATCATTTCTATTTGAACAAGAGGTTGTGAGATATGGGAATCATGATAGTCTCCATAAAAATCATAGTCTCTTACAAAAGTTTCTTTAACAATTGTTCCATTGACAATTTTTATAGTGGAGAACTCTTGTCTAATTATATTGTCACCATGATCTGAATTCATGGCATCTTTTAACGGGCCGTCTTTCATGTTATTAAACCTTTCCTATATCCATTTGTTCTGTCATAGGTAAGCACATCTTTCCTGTTTTCGCCTTGGTTGTTGTATGAGACATGAACCCAACCAGAACTTGGATCTCCAGTATAGCATTCTAAGATCAATTGATCAAAGTCCATCTTGTCTTGTATGTATTGAGCAAGTTTTAAATTATCAACGCCTGGTATTTCTATATCTGCTGCTTGACCTTTTGCATGTTGACTATTGGCGTTTGAACCAATCGCTTCACACAAGGCAACACTGCGATATCCAGAGTTAATAACCATAGGTTTTTGAAAGTGATATCGTATCTCTTCTAAAACAGCGTGACACAACTGTTCCATAGCTTCTATATGGTTATCATCTGGTGTATTGTCAATACCTTTTCGTTCTGCTGTTTGTGATTTTGTGAACTCTGTTAGACTAAAATGTGCCGATAGTTTCATTGATTTCTCCTTGCTATTTCTAAATTTTTAGCTGCCTCTATTGGGTTAGCGCCTAATAAAGAAAGTAAAGATGAATTTATTTGTTGTCCAGTATTTAAGTTACTTGTTTGTGCAGGAGCAGTGGTCACTGGTGGTTTATTTCTTGTAAAAGGAATAGGTCTTTCTTTCTTAACTGTTGGTGTTTCATCTTGATCTAAAGATGGTGCAACAAATTTTCTATTTTTTTGCTCTCTTAATATTTTATTTATTTCATCTCTTGGATATTCACCAATTGTACCCTCTCTTCTCATTGCTCTTCTAATTGTTATAGCAGCGTTGGGGAGAGGTTTATATTTTCCACGAATTAATTCATTTACTCCAGTTACTCCATTTTGTCTAAATAATCTTGCTATTTCTTTTTCGCTTTTACCAAGTCTTTTTAAGTCTTGAACAATAGCATAAAACTCATTAAAAACTCTAAATCTTGCTTCGTTACCTCTTTGATAAGCTTCAAGTAGTTCGTCTTTTGTTACATTAGCTCGTCTTGCAACACTATTAAATATACTAGAGGCATTCTTTCTTGCTGTAGAAAATTCATAACCCTTAAATTTTAATGCTAACTCTGGATCCATTTCATTTGTACCACCGAGTAAAGCACCAAATAATTCTCTTGTTAGTTTTGGTTCTCTTCCTAATCTATCTTTTTCTGTTATGCCTAGATGTCCACCAAACACACTTCTTGTAAAATCACCTGCTACAATCTCTCCACCTCTGACATTGACTGGAATAGCAGTTGGCATAAAACCATCTAAGATATGTTTGAAGCTTTTTGCCATTTTATCTCCGACAGAATCTTCTTGATTGTATACTCTAGCTCCGAGTTCTGTTGCTCCACTTCTACCAAAAAACTTTTCTTCTGGTAAAACATCTCTAAGCTTTGCAAATATAATTGATTCTGATGTGTAAGGACTTAACAATTCTCCAAAAGATTCAAAGAAACCTTGAAAGACTGCATTTTCAAAACCTTTACCTTGATTTCTAACTTCATCAAATTTATTAAAAGCACCAAAAGCTATTTTTTCTAAATCACCATAAGGAGTAAAATAACTAAAATTATTGTAAAGTATTTTACCATCTTCTGTTCTACCCACTGGTATTAGTCGTGCATTTTTCTCCCATGGTGGAGCGAAAGACCTTTGATATGCTTTCATTTCTTCTTCTGAAACACCACTTAATGCATAAGCTAATTGTGAGGTTGCGTATGGAATAGCAGATAAAGTGGCTAATGTGCCTGTCATTCTTCTCAAACCTATGTTTTGAGTTAAAGGATCTGCCATTTCGTCCAACGCTAATTTTATTGTGTTACCCGTTGTTCTGACTATTTCGTATGGAAAAGACACAAAGTTACCAAAAGGTAGTTTCCTTAAACCTTTAATAAATTCGGGTGTAAGATTATAGTTAGGAACAGTGTTTTTAACGATATCTGCTGATCTACGATCTAATAAAGCACCCAAATGATCACCAGTAGATAAAGTTTTACCTCCTTGTCCTGTTTTTAAAGCGTCTACAGTTTCATTTCCAAGAACTTTTCTGTAATATTTAAGTTTATCTTCAGTTGATTTATCTAGTAGTGCTTTACTAAGGTATTATCACTAGCTGTATAAGCTTTTTCTAATTTTTTTAATACTTTTTTATTTAGAAAATTACCAAAAGTGGTGTCAGTAAATTTACCACCAAACTCTCTTCCGACCTTTTGACCTGCTATGTTATCTGCTCCTTGAAAACCAAAACCTTCATCAATAAGTTTTTTAATCTCTTGTATTTCTGGTTGTGTGCCAAGAATACCTAAATCATCGTATCTTTTTAATTCTTTTATAGCTTGTTCTGTAGGTAAATCTTTTAAATCAGAAAAGGCAATTTTTATTGATTCCATTAAATTAGCTTGTCTTCCTACATTACCTTGCATGGTTGCGAACAGAGTTGCAGTTGTAAAGTTTCTAATCTGTGTTACTGGAGATA